AGACCTAGACCTCTTTTGGAAACCATTAGCTCTGTCATTTGTTCTTTTAATTCTTTTGGGTCAAATCCCGGATTCTTCAAATCAACATCAGCTAATTCTTTTTGTAAGATTGGGTCTGTACTTTTTACTAAATTCATAATTTACCTTCTTCTCTCATTTGTTCGCGAATTTTGGTTGCAGAGATTTTATGTACATCTTCACCAAGATCGTGTTCTGTAAATGTATAACCTACTCCACGACCGTAACTGATGTCGACGATATTAGGAACGGCCATAATCATATATTCGCGACCTTCTTCATAGCCCGCATCACCAAGACCTTTCTTAATACCGTCAATGACAGCAATCTCTCCAAAAGGATTATCGGTTTGAGCAACAGTGCGTCCTGCACCAGCATCACCTTCAAATCCATATACTTCACGTACCATTATAACAACTTGTCCCGTCAATGTCAAGGCCTTTTCAAATAATTTTGTATGACCTTCATGCCAAGGTTGCCATCTTCCCAACATTTGAACTGTTGGTTTCTTAAAATCGAATGCGTTCTCCATGTCAAACATTTTGCTTTACTCCATATTTTATATACTTATACCATAATCTTTCATGACCATAATACAAGAAAAACTTTATCACCAAATCAGCAAAGAATACTGCGCCTACTGCTTTTTGAGGTAAACCAAAATATAATGCAATGAGAGCGGTAACTGTCGATGCGATGATTCTCCATGTCACTGCTTTTGCCAAATGACGTTTCTTTTCTAACTCTGCCATTGTCTAAAAGCCTTTTCTAGAATTGGTTCAATTTTCAATTCTTCATTTGGACGAAATGCATCGACTATATAATCAATACTATCAGGATGAGGAGCTTCAAATACTTTATTCGTATCTTCAAATCTACCTTCCTCAATAGTATTCATCCAAATAACATAATCAGGTTCAAACTCATCTCTTGCCTTTTGAAAAGGACAAACGAAATCAGTAATCGCAATCTTACCTGCCATACTTACTCCGTCTGCGAGATGTCTCATACGAGCTGCTTGCCTCATTCGGCCTTCAGTGCTGAAATCCCAATCATTATATTTTTCTCTTACTGCGTCTGCGTTAATCCAGACACCTTCAACCTGCTCTGCGAGCGGTTCTGATAACGTGCTCTTACCACTACCTGGTAATCCAAATACTAATACTTTCATTACGTCCTTATTATTTTTTCTTTAGTTTATTTTCGAAGTCATCAATGAATTCGTTAATATAGTCAGGTAGCTGATTGCCAGTTACCTCTTGTCCCATAGAATCAAATACTTCATTGTCATGCATTTGTCTTTGGGATGCTTTGAACTTGATATACATTTGCTTTTTCTCTTTAGAGATCCTTCTTAGGAATGCATACCAAATGATTTGAGTAAAATAAGCAAATGGGTTTTGAGATTTTTCTGGATTAAAGTTATGTATATATTGTAGGCAGTTTTCAATTCCGTCTGAAATCATTTCTTCCTTATACATATAACCGCTGAAGTTTGGTCTTGTTGCCAATCTTTGTGCAATCATCATAATACATTTACCGATATAATCGGGTACTTGTGGATTAGTTTCTCCACATTCTTCTGCCTCAGCGCATCTTTCTCTATAATCAATTAATGCGGCAAGGAGATCTTTGTTGTTTACGTAATTTCTTTTCTTAGCCATTTCAAGCTAGTCTCCTTGTATTAAATTAGTAGTTATTATAATCTATATTTGCTGTTTTGTCAATAGACAATGTACAAATATGAAATTAATTAAACTTTTTTCATTTTTTCTATTGACAAGTCTCCGAACTCCTTGTATAATAAGTCTATCGGCTTTAAGGTATATCTAAGTTAAATGTCAATTGTAAATATTTTAAATGGAAATTCCTCAGTCGAGTAAATCTCAATTCTCTGTTTAAAGTGTTTGAGAGTATAATTTTCAAAACTCCCCACCGATAAATCATCAGCGATATCATAGAGGACCGCATTCTGCGAGTCCTCCGCTTTACGCAAACTTCTACCAATTGATTGTAATACTTTAATCTCCGATTTACTCGAAGAGGCAAAGATTACATTGTCGAGCCTACGTATATTAACACCGGTACTAAATACTCCGTATGAGGCAAGAATATCATGTTTCTTGTCAGGATCATTTTCAACCAAATGTCGAATTCTTTCACGTTCTTCTCCTTTTGTTGCACCGTATATAAAATGTAACTCACGTCCTTCTTTTTCTAATAAAGGAGCAAGGATCTTACCATGTTTCTCAACCAAGTCAAATAGAATCAAATTGTTTTGGTCTTCAAGAGAATGAACGAGATTACGAATAAAATTGTTTCTCTTTTCATGGTTAACAATAAATTCTCTTTCAGCAGGCCATTTACGAACTGATTCCTTTACACTTGCCATTGCTTTCTTAAAGTTTTGTTTTGCTTCGTTACTATGATTCAATACAATTGCCTTAACTTCAAAGTTAGCAACAGTACCTTCGTCCATAAGTTTCTTCGTTGATATAACCTTCTTAACTTCTCCAAAGCAACCTTCTAATACTAACCTATGTGTTTTGCTTTCTGAAGATTTGAGTGTACCTGTAAATCCATGACGGAATTGACAGTCCTCAAGGTTATGCATAATTTTTGTTAATGACTTTGCTTGGAAGGTATGAGCCTCATCTCCCATCACACAACCAAATTGACGGAACCAATCCTTGGGCTGTTTAATTAAAGATTGCCATGTAGAGATAACAATAGGAGCTTTAGTGTTTTTATCTACTCCGCCTTGAATTGTGTATATTTCATCTTCACAACCATAATCTACAAAGTCACCTGACATTTGATGTACTAATGAAATGGTCGGAACAATAATCAATGTTCGTAAACCAAATGTTTGATAATAGTGCTGCTGAATTAAATAAATGATTAACGACTTACCTGATGAAGTCGGAGATAGTGATAAAGACCTACGATTCTTTAACGCATTTTCAATATACTCTATCTGATAATCACGAGGCTTGAACTTACAACTAATAGATTCCGCAAGTTCTTCAACATAACCTTTTTCAATAATTTCCTTTTCACCAATTTCAGATGGAGCATCTAATATATAATCGCGCTGTTCGCAAAACTTTTGTAAGTGAGGATATAAACCAACATATAGAACAGGTCGCATAGGTTGAAACAAACGAATTGTACCATCCCATACTCTTGCTTTATATTTTGGACTGAATTGATAACCTTCAGGTTTGAAAGCAAAGAACTCAGATAATTCAGACTTCATACCCGCATCTGCTTTGATACGCATATATACCGAATTAATATATTCTACTTCTATTCGTTCACTCATAATTTAAGTGCCAAGACCACCAGGATTGCTGTTAATAATATGTTAGTGAAAAAGATACCTATTGCTAAAATAGTATGATACCAAATCCATCTTGTCTTATAAGCATTTTCAATGGTGACCTCGTTTGGGTCAACATCATCTGCCATCATATCAATTACTTTAGGTTCAGGTTTTATCTCATCTTCCTGCTTCCACGCCCATTCCATAAATTTATTGTACATTAATAATCTCCGGATTGGAATTTTAGAATATCAATCATATTCTTAATTACAAAATTCCTACTGTGTATTGTTTTAATTATATCTTCAAGATAGTTTGCATTTGCGCTATGGAAATCAATTGTAAGACTTAACTTAATAATATCTTTATCTGCTTGAATGTATTTGTCTAAATCGTTTCTTAATACTTTTAACTGAAACGGCTTCCAACCTTTTTCCTTTAAAGTTAACTCATCCATTGAGCCGTCGTAATAATTACGCTTCTCCATTTCAAGTTCTTTATATTCGGCTTTAAGTTTCTTTACACGTAAGACTTCTCTATAATAAAGATTATAGTACTTACTATGAAGTTGGGGAATTCTTTTACTTTCACCAACCAAGTTCGTTTCATCAATTGGTGAGTCTTGCGCCCAAATGGCCGCTATATCATTTGTGTCCATAATCTATCTCAAACTATTAATTACATATCTATTATACACTATTTGTATATAAATGTCAATAGTTATTTACAGCTGTTGCATTGTAAATGTATCGTATCTCATTGTGACCGAACATGTTGCATAAGAAACATCTTGAACATTTACGTCAAGATTAATTGCTCCTAACGATGTAGGGAAACTATCTTTAAATGTAAACTGCACATGTGGATTTTTATGAGAATTAGTAATCGTTAATATAATATCTGATTTAAATCCATTCGCAGCAAGTAAGCTTTTTGTTTGGTTGGTTGATTCTGGACCAGAAATACCTTCCATCCAATTAAGCACTTCTTTATAATTATTCATATTTTCATCAACGATAAATGTTAATTCTAAATCAGTATATGAAATGTTCTGTGGTACTTCGTAAAAAGGATTCGTTGGAGAACTTAGTTCTATTGCCGAAGCGGTTAAACTTGGAACGGCTGCCTTTTGCGTAAAAAACTCAACGTGAGGCAACCTCTGAATACTAACAGAGAAGTTTGTCGGAGATAAGTAATTATTAATTATTTCTGTCATGTACTATTTCCTATAAATAGATTTATCAATTGTTAACTATACTATTTATTAGATTGGACTAAATCATGCAAAACATTCACGACCTTGATACAGCTGGGCTGACAATTCAAGAAATCTCAACATTACATAATCAAATCATACTTGGAAAGGACTACGATTGGTGGTCTGAAATACAAGCAGGTGGTACTGTCGTCGACATTGGAGCAAACATTGGATTATTTTCAAAGAAAGCTTTAGAGGCAGGTGCAGGCAAAGTCTTAATGATTGAACCTAACAGACGATTACTTAAAGCTGCGATTAAAAATGTATCTGACCACATAATTGATACACCACCTGAGCAAGTCAAAGTTAAAGCAATCAATGCTGCGATTGGAAAGGATGTAGATAGACAAACAATTTACAAATCGCAAACGATGGTTGAAGGTGAAGAACCGAGAGTTATGACTCTTGCCGAAATCACTTATTGGAATAATTTAGAGTTTATTGATTATTTAAAGATAGACGCTTGGGGAGCAGAATATAATATCTTATGTCCTGATATATTACCTTTCTGTATGGACCGAACACGATTCATTGCGATTCGTTGTTATATGGATAAACGATATAATACGAAAAAGATCTTTGAGAAATGGAGAGAAGAAATTTTAACTCCACTTAAGAATAGGTTACTATTTAAAGATGAAGCTTTGAGAGAAAAGATTTGGTATGATGATTGGGAAGATCACCTTCCAAATACATTTATGATATATGTTAAGAATTGGTAATAAACAACATAAAGGAACACCACTTACTAAAGTCTCCTTTATTTAAAAACTCATCGTCGTAAGCTTTTTCTCTATCTTCATGTTCGAGGAATCTTACTTGATTAACATCAAATTCTCTTAATAGACCATCGCGAAATTTTTGCCATTGTTTAACACAACCGCTGTATGCGTTTAAATGAAACTCGCAAGCAATATGTTTTACGTTGTTTTTCAAATACGGAAGATTCATTTCAGTAAAGATACCATACTCTCCACCTTCACAATCAATTTTTAAATAATCTATCTTTGGGATATCGTAATCAACTACAAGATCCAAGAAAGACATCTTTTTATAATCTTTATGGTCTGAATAGACATTCGCAAAATGATTTGCTGTTGAACCAATCCCAGCCTCAATAGGTAAGACAGGAACCTTTCCGTGGTCAATAAAATAATCCGATATGTTTCTTATAAGCGTTTTGAGATGAGGGCGAGAAGGCTCAACGGCAATGATACGATTAGCACCACGATCCAAAG